CCATATAACTGGATATGGGGGACCAATTTCTTAACCAATGACAGGCACGTGGCCACGTTTTTGACTCTCATTCATCCAGACTTGATTAGAGAAGTTTCTGAGCTGGTATGCTTGGATAATAAATAATGTTATTATTCAAGGATTGCTCATATGGCAAAAGTACATGAAGAAGTGGTTGTGATCACTGTCAGCAAACTGGTTAAAAACACAGATTCAACAACTGAAATTATCAATGACGATATTATTACTGCCCTGGGATCAGTAGCAGAAGAGTTACTGGGACAAGGTGTAGTAGTCGAAGTAAACAAAGCTTAATTCAACAAGAGAGAACTCATGACCAAAAAAATTATTGGAGAAAATGCTTCCACACAAGCCGACGCGATTGCAGCTATCAAAGCTGCCACAGCTCAACGAGCAGCCGCACCTGATACCAAAGATGCAGTTGCCATGATCAAAGCAGCAGCGGCGCAACAGGCACAACAAAGACAGCAACAACAGCAGCAGGGCGTTCCATTTGACTTTACTAAATGTCATTTGCACATTGGCATGCCCTGCTACGGAGGCAATGTGAGTGAGCCCACAATGACTTCGTTGCTTCGTTTTATTCTAATGGCGCAACAGGTAGGCCTAAACTGGAGTTTAGATACCATGGTGAACGAAAGTCTGGTTACTCGGGCTAGAAACAACTTGATGGCAAAAATGATGACCAATGCTTCGGCTACTCATTTTATGTTTATTGATGCAGATATTCGTTTCCAACCAGAATCCATCTTGCAAATGATGGCCTGCGACAAAGATGTAATTGGCGGCCTGTATCCCAAGAAAGCATTACCAGTTAACTATGTAATTAACTTAAAACGTGAAACCAAAGTACAAGGTGATATTTTTACAGTCGATACCATGGGTACCGGTTTCTTGATGTTTAAAAAGCATGTATACGAAACACTATGCAAAGCACATCCAGAAACAAAATACGTTGATGATGTGGGTCTAGGCAAACAGTACGAACCAACCATGTACAGTATCTTTGATGTAGCAATTGATGAGAAAGGACACTATCTAAGCGAGGATTGGTTGTTCTGTCGTAGATGGAGCGCACTGGGTGGCGAAATTTGGGCACACGGTAAAGTGTTGCTGAATCACATTGGACACTATGAATTTGTAGGAGATCTCAGCAAGATGCCAGATTTTACCAAGCCATCAGGAGTAGCTCCTGAACTGGATGCATCTGCGCCTGCGGCCCTAGCTGATGCTATCAAAATGGCTCAAAAGGCGCCTGCCTAAGGAAAACACAATGAACAAAGAAACTCTACATTTTAAAATTGGTCTTAGTGGATCGTCAGCAACAAGACACCCAACATTCGTTATCAGTTTAAATGATGTAGAGTTTGTGTCTGCTACATTATCAAATGAAAAAAATCAAACTGAATATTTTGAATTTGATGCCGAAGTAGACGAAGGTGATTGTTCATTGACAATTGAGCTAAAAAATAAAACAAAATATGACACAGTTCTTGATGCCAACGGTAATATTATAGAAGATTTATTGTTGAATATAGACTCCATTGAAATTGATGAAATTGATTTGGGTTCTCTATTATGGACTGCAAGTGATTACAGACCTGACTATCCCAGTGTACACAAGGCTAAAATGCAGGCACAAAGCATCGAATTACCTAAATCTGTAAAAAACTGCGTCAATCTTGGCTGGAACGGCAAGTGGACTTTGCCGTTTACCAGTCCTTTTTACATTTGGTTACTAGAAAACATTTAAGCTAAATACAGCAATATAATGGATTTCCCATGTACGTTGCTGATTTGTTTGAAAGTTACATAGCCGAAGCTGGCCCAGAACTGGTTGTGCTTTACCCGGGTCGTTTTCAACCCTTCCATCTTGGACACGGCGATGTGTTTCGCAGTCTACAGAACAAATTTGGTAGAGACAGTGTTTTTATTGCTACCAGCAACAAAGTCGAACCACCAAAAAGTCCATTCAATTTCTCCGACAAAACAGTTTTGATGACCGCAGCTGGTGTGCCCAGCGATCGTATCATTGAAGTAACCAATCCTTACAAGCTGCCTGAACCGCAATTCAATCCTGCCAACACTATCTTCGTTGTGGCTGTAGGAGCGCCTGATCGAGATCGCTTGCGCCCAGACACGGTCAAAAAAGATGGCAGTGCCAGTTACTTTAAAACTTTCGAAGGCTTAGATAAATGTGAAACTGCCGACAAGCACGGTTATGTTATTATAGCTGACGAAAGACAAAAAGTAATCACAATCAATGGCCAGCAAGTAGATGTCAGTCACGGCACACCTGCAAGAGCTGCGTGGAACGCCGTACGTGATAATCCCAAGTCAAGATCAGAATATCTGTTACAAATGTTTGGTAGAGACGATGCTGAACTGGGTAGAGTACTTGACAAAATTCCTCAAACTGTCAACGAAGAAGCAGGTGGTGTTGGTGTGATAGCCAGCAAAAAAAAGGCACGAGATCCCAGATACAGTCATAGTCTAACCCAAGATGTTCGTCCAGGTGAAGTGGGCAGACAACTTAAAAAAATGCACTTGGCTGACAGTGTACAAAAGTTGCAAGAGCAAATTGACACACTGAAAGAAAAATGGAGCGCCAAATACAAGCGATCAATCAACTGCAATCGCCCGCGCGGTTTTAGTCAGCGAGCACATTGTGCAGGCAGGAAAAAATAATGGAACACAAATTGGAGGTGGATGTGCATGCTCACTGGAGCGACAACCCTCCAACTTACAGGCTCTATATCAATGACGAAATGTTCTCGGAAAGAACGTTTGGTTGGCCTGCTTATCAAATTTATCTAAAAGAACACATGTGCTGCGAACTGGAAACCGGTGTGCATGTTTTGAGATTGGAAAACCTGGATTTGTCTGGCCGATTTGAATTAGACAACTTCAGAATAAATGGCGGCATAGTAAATAAAAATTTAAGAAAATCCAACGGAGCAAGTACCGAGTGGAGATTCATTGTTGATTTAATTAACAAAAACAGTTATCAAAATTCAGTGACAGTAAACCTAGAAAAAGTGTCGCGGCCAGCACCGCTAGCTCCGCCACCACCTCCTCCGGCACCAGTACAAAAAAACCAACCAAATCTAGCTCTGATACAACGCATGAGAGTCTTAAACAATAGAGCTGCCAAAAAATAAATACTATATTACTAGGAACACAAGATGAAACCAACAGAATTTATCGTAGAAAACAGCATAATCGCACAAGAAGCTGATGACATGCACAGAGACCACGAGGTACAAATGGCTCGTAGTCAACTGTACAGCGCAGCACAAGCAGCAATTCAAATCCACAGACTGCTGAAAAATGTTAGCGAAATGGAAGGCCTAGAAGGATGGGTACAAACCAAAATTGCTGTAGCCAGTGAATATTTAGAAAGTGTTCAAGACTATTTAAAATACGAAGCTGTGAGTCAACAATCAGAAATGATGCCATTTGCAGAAGCGGCTGCTGATTATGCATTAGACAAAATGATCAATGAAATGGCCACAGGTGGTGCAAGCAGTGCCGGAGCAGTAGCCACATCAATGACTGGCCCAGCAAACAAAAAGACATCTGGTGTGCCCAAAAAAGTTGGCAATGCCTACAAGCCTAAAAAGGTTGAGGTAGGTAAAGGCGTATACTAATGAGCAATATCAAAAATCTGTTAGAAAAAATGGATGCCATGAGTGCAGCCGAGCGCAAGCCTACTGGTCCCAAATGGCCTGGCTATTGGCGCGGCGCTGATAGTGCTAAAAAATCACGCAGTAAAATGGTAGGTGATGGCGGTGCTGCTGAAAGCATGGAAGAGGATATTGAGTCCGTCCTGCGCAAACAATTCATGGAATACGGTGCTCCAGGATCTGGTATTTCAGGTGAGCCAGGTGCAGCCGAAGATAAAGCTGCCAAAGATCAAGTGCGAGCAGGCAAACAGCAGATCAAAGATCAAATAGTTGGCCTGGTAGGACAATTACAAGGCGCCAGAAGGCAATTGGCAGATCTCAACAAAGGTTTCCCGCAAGGTGCCAATCCTGTAGAAAAGGCTATGAGCTTGCAACAAATGCAGGCACAAAAAGTTGGAGTAAAACAACAAATTGAAGCACTATCCTCACAGATAGCGCAACTTAGACAACAGGCCATTTAAAATGTTCGTTAACGATCTCTTTGAAAATAAAAAAATAACAGAAGGCTCTGTGCAAGACAAGCTACACCGCCGTCATCAAGAACTAAGAAAAAAGTCGGGCCTTCCTGACCCCGACTACTATAAAGAATTAAAAGCTTCATATGATATTGAAGACGATCAAAAGCGACTAGCACAGCAGGCAGAGATTAAAAAGAAATATAAAGTAGCAGAGCAAGATGCTTATGCAAATTATGCTCTAAATAGAGCCAAAGGCGATATGCTTCAAAAGGAAATAAACCCGGATTCCCCTCAACAAAATGTATATGTCAGTCCAAGTTATAACAAAATGGTAAGTGACTTAACAACTAATTTAGATTATAAAAATCCAGATTTTGCAAAAAAAAGGGCTGTGATTGGACCATCAAAACAAACACAAACCGATGCACAGTTGGCAGCACAATTAGAAAATGTTAACCAAGGTGTGGCGGAAGGCGTAGAACGATATTTAGAAGAAATGCGTCGTGCCGGTTACGACATTGTGACCGAACGTGCAACATTATGTCCCGAGTGCGGTGGTCCTGCATACGAAGACAAGATGTTGGCAGAGAAGCAAGATGCTTGCTATCACAAAGTAAAAAGTCGTTACAAAGTATGGCCCTCGGCATATGCATCAGGTGCATTAGTACGCTGCCGCAAAGTGGGTGCAAAGAACTGGGGCAACAAGAGTAAAAAATAAGTTAGAGGAACAAATTGTGGATCCAAGATTTTTTAGAAAATATTTAGACTTGGTTATCGAAGCAGAGCAAACTCCAACCTATGACGCAAACTTTATTAAGGATTACATGACAAAGTATCATTTGAAACCAGGGGAAAAATTACATCCTGATTACGAAAATCATTTGAATAGTTACGACAAATTTGAATTAAAAAAAATTCCTCTTGATTCAATACCGTCTGAATTAGGCGGCTTAGATAAAACAAAAGTGCAGAATTATAAAACACAATCAACTTCTACTGCTCCTCCTATTGTCTATAACGGTACAGACAATCATATACTTGATGGGTATCATCGGGTAAATGCAGCAAAGGAAAGAGGTGACTCCCATATTATGGCATATGTAGGCACAAGAAAACCACCAATTGACATGAAATCCGCAGGAATAAAAGGTGGTGGCGGGTCTGGCGGGGTAGGAGTTCCAGATACCAGAGATATGCATTTAGGAGCAGAACTTGATCCCAAGGCAATGATGGCGAGAAATAAATGAAATATAGAGAACTTCTAGAAGCCTGTTGGGATGGCTATCAACAACGAGGTATGAAAAAGAAAGGCGACCGTCGGGTGCCTAACTGCGTTAAGATGAGCGAACAGGAACTGGAAGAAGATCTCAAAAAATGGTTTAGAGAAAAGTGGGTGCGTTTTGGACCTGATGGTAAGATCCGTGGCGAGTGCGGTGGCAGAGATGATAGCGAAGGTAAACCAAAATGCTTGCCGGCCAGTAAAGCACATAGCCTAGGCAAAAAAGGTCGTGCCAGTTCAGCAGCCAAAAAGCGTAGAGAAGATCCCAATCCCGAACGTCGTGGAGCTGCCAAGAATGTGGCCACAAAAACTCGTTCTATGAAGGAACAAGGTATCCCAGAATTACAACCACAGGATCAGCAGCAACCCAGCAATTTGAGAAAAGGTCTTGACTTTTTAGGCAAAGTTTTTACAGCAGGGAAACTGTTACAAGATCCCAAAGCATTTGCCGATCAAGAAATTAAAAATTACATAGATCCTGCAAGACAAAATTCCAGCATTATTCGTAGAATGCAATCTGATCAAGATCAACAACCATGAGTTCAATCAATGAGTTTTTTAGTAGCTAACTTACCACCAATACATTCGTACATTCGACGAGAGTTTCTTTATGACTTCGAACGGGGACATGGAGAATACGAGCCCTGCATCTGGATCACTTTAAAAAGTATCAGAGGACAGGCATTTAGAATTGAGGCTTACTTACCAAACTATGGCGCACTTTATGACAAACTACCTTTACATGCGTTTGTGTCACGCACAGAGAATCTTGACCCACAGAATTTTTTACCTTTAGACTCATTGCAGATCTGGGATTGTTTTGATTACGATATAGCAATTATACAGAAAGCATTTCTAAAGAATTTATCCTGTAAGTTTTATGCCAAAGACAAACAAATGTATTCGGGCAATTATCTGTTCACTGTAGATAACGCACATCCTGATCATAACATTATAGACACTGGCTACAGTGAATGGCCCGAAGATCACAAAAGTTTTAACTTTATAGAACTGGATAACGGACAATATGCAGCACAGCCCAACAATCGTTGTTTGTTCTTTGATGCTGCCAGTAATCCTACAGATATGAAGTTTCCAGATTTTAAGGTTTGTACTCGCAAGTATGTGGTAGAACAAAATCCCAAATGGCGCCTGGGAGACACAGATACAGTGATGTATGAAAAGACCAGTAACCATAAAGATGATTATGGTAAAAGTCAAGTTTTTAAATAACAATTTGATCTAGACCGGAGAACAAAATGGCAAAAGCAAAAGGAACTGCAACAGGAAAACCTGCAATCGATCATGTGGTCAAACGCACTCACGTTGGCGGACTGAGACCAAAAACCAGCACCATGAACAAGAGCTATCGCCGTGGCTTCAAACCCAATAGAGGGCAGGGCAGATAAATACAGGTATGGACTCATTACATCGCGCTCTCAAAATTGCATTTGCCAGTGAATATGCTTTTTATTTAAAGGCTCACTATTTTCACTGGAATGTGGAAGGACCCAACTTTCCACAATATCATGAACTGTTTGCTAACATATACGAAGAAGTGTATGGCAGCATAGACAAGTTTGCAGAAGAAATTAGAGCCACTGGCACTTACACACCAGGTTCATTCACCAGATTCAGCATCTTGAGCATGATCGACGATGAAACTGAAGTGCTACCAGCCGAAGCCATGCTGCTCGAACTTTTACAAGACAGCGACAAATTGGAAGAAATGTTCCGCATCGTATTCCGTGCAGCTGAAGAACTAGGCAAACACGGCCTCAGTGATTTCTTGGCCAGCCGTCAAGATGCTCATGCCAAACACAGTTGGATGTTGAGAGCCACGCTTAAATAATCTATCATGCTTTTAGTTTATATTCACGGTGCCAGTGCCACCAGTGAAAGTTTTAACTACATCAGACGACAAATCAAAGGCAAAACGCTGTTGATCAATTATGACAGCAGAAACGGCTTTGAGAAAAATTTAGAAAACATGAAGGAGCTACTGAGTGCTCAACGAGACATGTTTTTTATTTGTCACAGTCTGGGTGGTATATACGCATTACACCTTGCACAAGAATTTGCAGATCAAGTACTAGGTGCAGTGACATTGAGCACACCATATGGTGGTGCTGAATCTGCAGATGTTGCAAAATATTTCTTACCGTACAGTAGATTACTTAAGGATATTGGTCCAAATTCGTGGGCTATGAAAAAAGCACACGCATTTGATTTACATCGTCCATGGACCAACATTGTGACCACAACCGGATCGGCGCCTTGGATATCAGCACCCAACGATGGTGTGGTTACTATTGCCAGTCAAAGTCATAGGGCGGACATTATGGAACTGATCGAATTAGAATGTAATCATTATGAAGTTGTACTTAATGATCACGTGATTGAAATCATCAAAAAGAAAATAGCAGATGTTAGGTGAAGTACCATACATGATGGTGTGGGGTTTCTTCAGTGCCATGGGCTGGATGACTGCAAGTTACACAGTGGACAAGTTGGCTCCAGAAAAATCCAAAACAGAAACACAGATTTGTACTGAATGGCGAGAGGAAACCGCCAACGATGGCAAGATTATTAGAACCAGACAGTGTGAACCCAAAAAATAAGTCTTCACCTTAGGACCGTGAAGAGCCGGCTGCTGGCTTACTCAAGGGAGTCGTGCCCCAAGAGTTAAAGTGAGCAAATTTTTGTTGTATTTTTTAGATTCCTAGTATATAATATTCAAACTTTATCCAGGAGATGTTATGAGTTCAAGAATGTTCTCTGCAGAACAAAAAGCCAAACTTACACAAATCATCAATGAAGGCATGACTATCATGCAAGAAGTTGAAGATCTCAATGCCGGTTTGGGTGATACTATCAAAGCAGTGGCAGAAGAAATGGAAATCAAGCCTGCCATTCTTAAAAAAGCAATCCGTGTAGCATTTAAATCTCGCCTGGGCGATGAAAATGCCGATCATGAGGAATTGAACACCATTCTTGAAACTGTAGGCAAAACTCTTTGATTGAAGTAAAATTTGGTCCTGCCAAGGAGCAATTTGGATTTCAAAGTTTTAGCAGTTTTTTAGATCATGTTGACTATTATCAGCATGTGAAGCAGGTTCAATACGGTACCAGTGTGATAAAATTCTCATATGGTGATAATGGAATACCTGTATATGATTTTTTTGAGTTGATAAAAAACGACCAATTACATTTTGATGCCCTGAATGTAATTGCGGTAGAAACACTGGTGCAATTTTTGTCGATCCAAGACAAATTAGATAAAACCAAAAACTATATAGTATTCAGTGAATCTTATTGGGATACAAAACAATGCCAAATAGATTTAAATTATGAATTGATTTACATGCCATGGGATCTAATTGACTGTCAAAATAGACTGGCAAACAGATCTAACTTGTATTTTCATTTGATTGATTTAGATATGTTATCTAAATATAAACCTAAATATGACTTTCTTTGTTTGGTTGGACGATCAAAACTATGGCGCGATAAATTTGTCGAGAAACTAGAGACTGAACTTGATCTAGAAAACTCTCTGACTTCATATTATGGTAAATGTTTAGGTAATTCAGATCTATTAAAACTTGATATTCCCTACGAAAGATCCAATTCCAAGGTGGAATTTGAAGAAAAGTTTTATCGGCCTATAAATGTGCCTGATACCAATTATAAATACAATCTCAGTTATTTTACAAAAAATGAACTATTTTATCAAACTAATTTTAGTTTAGTTGTTGAAACCGAGGCAGAATTACAAGAGTATCACATCACAGAAAAAACAATGAAGTGCATCATGCTAGGGCATCCATTTGTGGTCATGGGTACTCCTTACTATTTGGAATTTTTACATAGGTTAGGATTTGTTACTTACAGCAATATGTTCAATGAAAGCTATGATCGTATTCT